TAAGCAGGTCCTGGACGACGGCACGGCGCGCGTCGGCCGCTTCCCGATGAAAAAAGACGGTGCCCCCTTCACCTGGGCCGGCGTGATCATGGACACGAACTCCATGGATGACGATCATTGGTGGCACGACCTGGATGTCGGCCCCGATGATCCGGAACGGGCCGCGGAAATCGCCGAGTTGATGAAGAACCTGGCCACCGTGCTCGCTTCGGTGGGCATGCACCGGCCGCTTATCGAGTTTTTCGACCAGCCACCCGCACTCCTGAAGATCGACGGCGGCTATTTCCCCAATCCGGCTGCCGAAAACGTGAAAAACCAGCCGATGGGGGTCGCTTACTGGCTCCAGTTGTGCGCCAATCACACCGAAGAATGGATCAAAATCTACATCCTGAACGAGTACGGGCGCGTCATCGACGGCCTGCCCGTCTACTCGGAGTACAAGGACGCCGTGCACGGCGTGAAGCGCAAGCTGCACCCCATCCCGGGCATGCCGATCATGATCGGCCTGGATTTGGGGTTGAGTCCGGCCGCCATCATGGTTCAGGTTACCCCGAAAGGCCAGTTGATCATATTGGGGGAGCTTTGCGCGGAGGCCCGCAGCATGGGTTTGCGCAATTTCCTCGCCGATGGCTTGAAACCGTACCTGGAAAACCGATTCGGACCCGGATGGCGGTACAAAGTGCGTCCCGACCCAGCCGGCAAGCAGCGCTCGCAGGCCGATGAGACGACCTGCTACCAGATTTTGACCGAAGACGGCTGGGATTGGGAGCCGGCAAAGACCAACGACTTCCAGCCGCGCCGGGAAGCCGTTGTCTGGTTCCTCTCCCGCATGGTCGACGGAGAACCGGCCCTCCTGATGGACGAATCCTGCCGCGTTTTGCGCAAAGGTTTCAATAGTGGGTATCATTACCGCCGTGTCCAGGTGTCAGGCGAAGCGCGCTACCAAAATGAGCCCTACGACAACAAGTACACGCACCCACACGACGCACTACAGGCTGCGTGCCTTGAATTCGTCGTTGTCCACATCGCCAGCCAGGTCATGAACCGCACTCCGGACTGGCAGCGGCGCCTGCAATCGAAGATTGGGCACAGCCGGCCCTACCGGCGGCGCGGGGGTCGGGCGTGATCGGCACCAGCCACTTCCTGCCCTCGCGCTGGTCCCAGCCCCCACCCGTGGCCGGGGCGCTTGTGGATCCGGTTTGGGGCGATCGGCCGCAATGGACCCCGGACATCCAGCCCGGGCAGCTCCTGCCGGCCTGCCATACCCCGGATTTGATGCTGCTCATGGTCGAGCGCTACCTCCGGGACGATGCCGCGCTGGAGTCCTGGGCGATCCGCGGCAAGCGCTGCGTGGAATTCGTCGAGGGCAAGCAATGGTCGGCTGCCGACCTGGCCGCAGCCGAATCCGAAGACCGGCCCTGCCTCACCCTGAACAAAATCGGTGCCCTGGTGCGCCTCGTCCTTGGCTACCATCGCCAGAACCGCATCGACACCCGCTACCTGCCCACCGACGACAGTGCTTCAGACGAACAGGTCGCCGATGTCCTCACCAAGGTCGTGAAACAGATCAGCTCGAACTCTTCGGAGCCCTACCTGGATACCGAAGTCTTCATGGACGGTATCGTTTCGGGCCGCGGCTACTACGACTGGCGCTTGGACTACGAGAGGAACGATTTCGGGGAGATCGTGGGGCGGGCGAAAGACCCGTTCACGATTCGCCCCGATTGCGATGCCGACAGCTACGACCCGGATGACTGGGGACACGTCTCCGAGGCGCGCTGGGTCAACCTGGATGAGATCGAGTACACCTACGGGCGCGGCGTCTCCCAAATCGTTGAGCCGCTGGTACGATCTTCAGGCTACCGGGGCGGGGTGCCCTCGGACATCATGGACGCCATCAGTGAGAGGACGCCATGGCGCACGTTCGGCGGCCAGAACGCTGAAGGCTACGGCTACGGCTCCCAATCGGTCGAGTCCTACATCGCCAACGCGACCGATACCTACCGCAAGAATATCCGCTTGGTCGAAATGCAGCACCGCTGCCGCGTCATGCAGCGCAACATCGTGGACCTGGAGACCGGGGATCGAACGCCGGTGCCGACCAACTTCACCCAGGAACGCATCGCCAAACTGATGCAATGGGCCGCCGAGCAGTACGCCTCGCGCGGCGCCCCCTTCCCGCTGCGCGTCGAGTGGCGCCCGACCAAGCGCGTGCGCTGGACGACGATGGTCGGGGACATCATTCTCTACGACGACTGGAGCCAGTACCGCAGCTTCACCCAGATTCCCTACTTCCCCTACTTTCGCCGCGGCCAGACGCGCGGCATGGTGGACGACCTGATCGACCCACAGGTGGAGATCAACAAGCGGGCGTCCTCCGAGATCGACATCATCACCCGCACCGCTTTTTCCGGCTGGATGTGGCACACCAACTCACTCGAAGAATCGGAAAAGGAAAAGATCGAGAACTTCGGCGCCGCGCCGGGCATCAACATCGAGTGGAAGGGCGATCCGAACATGAAACCGGAGCAGATGCGCCCGCCGGTTGCGCCCACCGCGATGAGCAAGCTGGAGGAGAAGAACACCGGGCGCCTGAAGGAGATCGCCGGCATCAACGATTCGGCGCTCGGCCAACTGGACCGCGTGCAATCGGGCCGCGCGATCGAGGCCCGGCAGCGTCAATCGGTGCTCGGCATCGAAACCTACATGGACAATAAGCGGCGCAGCAAGAAGATGTGCGGCCGCAAGAAACTGGAGATGATCCAGTCCTTCTACACCGAGCCGCGGCTCCTACGCATCCAGGGCGAGGACGGGAGCTGGTCCAAGATCGGATTGAACCAGGCCCAAGCCGGCGGGCGCATCGTCAACGACGTGACCATCGGCCGCTACGATGTGGAGATCGACGAGACGCCGCTGTCGAGCACGTTCCTGAACGCGCAGTTCGAGGAAATGATGGATCTGGTGGAAAAAGGCATCTACCCGATTTCGCTGGTGCAGGACATCGTCACCGATCTGTCGAACGTGCCGCAGAAGACGCTCCTGAAAAAACGCATCGCCGCCTACATGAGAGCGCAAGGCTTGCTCACCGCGGACGACTTGATCGCAGCGCAAGCCCAGGGCCTGCCCGTCCTGCCCCAGCAACTTGCCGCCCCGCAGCCCCATGGTGTGCCGGGCAAGCAGTTGCCGCCGGAAGGAAGTCCAGGCGGGCCGCAACCGCAAGCCGGGCCTGTCGGCGGCCAGCCCCACGGATTGCCGCCGAACGCCGCCGCTGCCGCACCGCGCCTGGCCGCGCCACCGGCCGCAGCCAAAAGCGGCTTATGATTCTCACGACCCGAGAGCTGGGCGGGCAAACCCGGCACATTGATTGATTGACGCTTAAAGGAGAGGCACCATGGGTAAGAAGCTCATCGACGAAGGCAAGATGAACACCGAAGTGATGAACCGGATCGTCCCGCCGATGGTCAATCGGCAGGAAGTGGCCGATGCAATCGGTTACATCGAGGGCGATGGAACGCCGGCGGCGACCTCGACCGTCCCGAATTTCCGTGGCCAGTGGTACGCGGACATCTCCGACCCGGATGCGCTGAACTTCTACCGCGCGATCGGCGTGGCTTCGTCTGCCGATTGGGTCTACATGGGCGACTTCGGCTTGGGGACCGTCGTCGATGGCGTGACACCGGGAACCGTTACCGCGTCCAAAGCGCTCGTCGTGGACGGGAGCAAAGACCTTTCCTCTCTCAGGTTGTTGAACGTCCTCGGTGCCGGCAATGTGGCGACCAATCAATCCCTGGGTGCGACGGCGCTGGACGCCAATACGACCGGGGCGAGAAACACGGCAGTCGGAATCGGCGCATTGAGTGCCATTACGACAGGTGCCGACGCGACCGCGGTGGGTCACGATGCCTTGCTGCTCAATACCGCTACCGGCAACACGGCCGTCGGCGCCCAGGCGCTCGACGCCAACGTGGCCGGCGTGCGCAACACGGCGGTCGGATTCGACGCCGGCGGGGCGCAGGCCGACGCGAACGACGACGACAATACCTTTATCGGTTTCAACGCTGGCCTGCTGGCGAATGCCTCCGCGAGCGGCGGCAACACCGCCGTTGGGTCCAAGGCCCTCGATGCAGCAGTCACCACGATCAGCGCGACCGCTGTCGGCTTCAACGCATTGGGAGCGAGCACGGCGGATGGGAACACAGCGGTCGGGGCGGGTGCGCTCGACGCCAACGTGGCCGGGCTTCGCAATGTCGCGGTCGGTCTGGATGCAGGCGGCGCCGCCGCTGCGTCAACCGACAACGACAACGTCTTCGTAGGGCACAACGCCGGTCTCTTATCCAACGGTTCGGCTTCCGGTGGAAACACGGTGGTCGGCTCGACCGCGTTAAACGCCGCGACCACTGCAATCAACGCAACCGCCATCGGGTTCAACGCCCTGGGCGCCCTCGTGACGGGTGACGATGCGACCGCCGTCGGCAAGGATGCGCTGGCGGCAAGCACTGCTGCTGGTAACGTCGCCGTCGGTGCCCGCGCCCTTGATGCGAACGTCGCCGGGGTGCGCAACGTCGCCGTAGGTCTGGATGCCGGTGGCGCTGCGGCGGGAGCTACCGACAACGACAATACCTTCATCGGCCATAACGCGGGCCTGCTCGCCAACGGCTCAGCCTCGGGCGGAAACGTCGCCGTCGGCTCCACTTCTCTCAACGCGCTCACTACTGGCGTCAGTAACACGGGTGTCGGGTTCAACTCTCTCGGCGCGATCGTCACCGGGATCGATGCCACCGCTGTCGGTAAGGACGCGCTGGCCGCGAGCACTGCAACCGGCAACGTCGCCGTGGGTGCCCGTGCGCTGGATGCCAATGTAGCGGGCGTGAGGAATGTCGCAGTCGGCCTCGACGCAGGCGGTGCAGCGGCGGGCGCGAACGATAACGACAATGTTTTTATCGGCCACAACGCGGGCCTCTTGTCCAATGGTTCGGCTTCAGGCGGGAATACCGCAGTTGGCTCACTGGCGTTGGATGCGCTCGTAACCGGGATTGACGCGACAGCGGTCGGTATCAGCGCCTTGAGCGCGAGCACGGCGACTGGAAACGTCGCGGTCGGTGCCCGTGCGCTGGATGTCAGCGTGGCTGCGGTGCGCAATGTGGCAGTCGGCGTGGACGCCGGTGGCGCAGCGGCAGGCGCCAACGACAACGACAATACCTTCATCGGCCATAACGCCGGGCTGCTGTCCAATGGGTCTGCCTCTGGCGGTAACACGGCGGTCGGCTCGAAGGCGCTGGATGCCGCCGTGACCTCCATCAGTGCAACCGCAGTCGGCTTCAATGCGCTGGGAGCGAGCACGGCGGATGGGAATACCGCAGTCGGTGCCGGCGCTCTGGACGCGAATGTCGCCGGTGCCCGCAACGTGGCTGTCGGCTTGGATGCCGGTGGCGCGCAGGCAGGTGCTACGGATAACGACAACGTGTTCGTCGGGCACAACGCGGGCCTGCTCGCCAACGGCTCAGCCTCGGGCGGAAACGTCGCCGTCGGCTCACTCGCCCTCGATGCGATCGTCACCGGGATCGATGCCACCGCTGTTGGTATCAGCGCCCTCGGCGCGAGCACCGCAAGCGGAAACGTGGCGGTCGGAGCGCGCGCCCTCGATGTCAGCGTGGCCGGGGTGCGCAACGTCGCCGTTGGGGTGGACGCGGGCGGGGCTGCGGCTGGCGCGAATGACAATGATAATGTCTTCGTAGGGCACAACGCGGGCTTGCTGGCGAATGGTTCGGCTTCCGGTGGGAACACCATCGTCGGTTCGACCGCATTCAATGCCGGTACGACCGCGATCAACTGCACTGCCGTCGGCTTCAACGCATTGGGAGCAAACCAAACGGGGGCGGGAGCGGTAGCGGTCGGCAAGGACGCGCTGGCTGCGAGCACCGCAGCGGGCAACACGGCGGTCGGCGCCGGGGCCTTGGATGCGAACGTAGCAGGTGTGCGCAACGTCGCCGTCGGCCTGGATTCGGGCGGCGCGCAAGCGGGCGCGAATGATAACGACAACACGTTCATCGGCCACAACGCTGGCCTTCTGGCAAACGGTTCGGCCTCGGGCAGCAACACGGTGGTCGGTTCGCTGGCGTTGGCGGCAGCGGTCACGACCATCGACGCGACGGCAATCGGGAAAGGTGCTCTCGCGGCGAGTACGGCGAACGGCAACACGGCGGTCGGCGCTCGCGCCCTGGATTCCAACGATACCGGCCTTCGCAATGTGGCGCTCGGCGAGGATGCGGGCGGGGCGCAAGCCGGTGCGACCGACGACGACAACGTGTGGGTGGGCGCGAACGCTGGTCTGGTGGCGAACGGCTCGGCGAGCGGCGGCAACGTCGCCGTCGGCTCCAACGCCATGCTGGCCTCTACCACCGCGATCGACTGTGTCGCTGTCGGCTTCAACGCCATGGCGGCAAACATCACCGGCAATTCCAGCGTCGCCGTCGGCGCGGATGCGCTGCTGGTTGCCGCCGGGGCGACCGATGACCTCAACGTCGCCGTAGGCTTCGCGGCGATGCAGGCCGCAAACGGCGCATCTTCCGGTGAGAACGTCGCGGTCGGCGCCAATGCGTTGAACGTGCTGACTACGGGCAATCTGAACGTGGCGATCGGGCGCAACGCGGGTCTGGTTCTGACAACCGGCGTGGACAACGTCTTCATCGGCAATAACATCTCGGCTTCCGGGACCGGCGCCAACGAAGAATTCGCCATCGGTCACGACCTGACCAGCATCGCTTCGACCTTTGTCGTCGGTACAGCCGGGGACAATATCAACATCGACTGGAAGGTCGGCGGCGGCGGCGCTTGGACGGTGGTCTCCGACGTTCGAGGCAAAAACGTGCGCGGGAAATCAAAGCTCGGTCTGGACTTCATCAACCGGATCAGCCCGATCGAGTACACCATGAAGCCTCCAAGCGAGTGGCCGGTCGAGTGGGAACAGCCGGTTGAAAACCACGAGATCGACACCAACACCGTCGCCCTCGGCGTCTCCGCTCAAGAAGTCAAAGAGGCGCTGGATGCAGTTGGGGTTGATGTCTTCGGCGGCTGGTCGGTAGGGCTTGACGGGCGGCAACGCATCGGTGCCGGACTGTTCGTGTATCCGCTTATCCAAGCGGTGAAGGAACTGTCCGCCCAGGTCGCCGCGTTGCAGAAAAAAGTAGCGGCACTGAGCTAAGCAGTAGGCAAGTTCGCTCCCCGTCTGCCAAGGCGGGGAGCAACAAGGAGAACACGATGAAACGAATCAAGGAAACATTGCTCACCGTAGGTCTGATGCTGGCACTCGCCTTTGGAATCGCGGCCTACGCCCAGAATGCGCTGCGCATCTTCCCGGAGTCAGGGGGCGCCTATAGTTCGTTCCTTCCCGAAGCGCCGACCTACGTCAACGCAAAATCGCTCGCCGCGAGCGTGGCCGAATCGTTCACCGTGCCGACAGGAGCGGTGCGCGTCATTTTCTCGGCGACGTGCAACTTTTACGCGAACCCGACGACAACGGCGACCGTGCCTGGGGACGTGACCAACGGCAGTGCGAGCATGCTCAATCCGAACGGCTGGGGCGTGCGCGACGTGACGACGATCTCCGTGATTGCGCCGACCACCTGTGTGGTGACCGCAGCATTCTATCGGTAATAGATATGACTCACTTTTACGCATACATGAAGCGCATCCTCGTACTGATTGCGGCGGCGCTCTCCTGCGCGGGCGCATTGGCGCAGGTCAACATCTACACCAATCCACCGGCGTACAACTCGAGTTCGGTCACTGTAACCGGCGGAACAATATCGGGCGTGGGCAAGGACACGATGGAGTCCGACGCCGCAGCGCGCGCGACCAACATCGGCGGCTCGAACGCCTATCCGAACGCGACCGTGAACACGACAGGCGGCAACACGATCCTATCGCCCGGTACGGGGCGGCGCTTGGTCACGGTCGTCGATTATTCCCTGATCGACGCCGGCGTGGACACGATTACGATCACGGTGGATGGATCGGCGAACATCGGCACCGAGGGCGCAAACGATGCGACACATTGGCTGGCGGCGACAAGCAATGCGGTCACGGCGACCAATATCTGCACCTGGGCGGACCAGCTTGCCGGCGTGACCGCAACGGCCTCGGGCTCGTCTTG